GGAATCATCTTTTAAAAGGCTTATGTTCAAGACTATGAACAGAGGTATCACCAAACCAAACCTTGCGATCTTTCTGCTTCGCAGATCGCCCTTTCGCTCTGAAAGCGAATTTGCGTTTAAGGGTATCACATCACTCCAAATCCATTAACATAACCGCAGGTCAGAAGGCGTGTCGCACAATAGTTCCAAAGCATGATAAGCCTGTTGTGGAACAACGCCATTACCTAGCATTTTAAGTTTTTGAGCTCTAGTTAAATCTAAATCACTAACCCACCCATTGGGTAAGCCCATCATGTATTCTACAAACTTAACATTTAATCGACCTTGATCCAATGTATCCGGAACTGCTTGTCTATCCATCGAACTGCTAAACCTGTGCTCATTCCTGGCTTGCCCTTGGTTTTCCCATTGTTGTAATCCTCCACTCTCTCCTGGTAAGCGTAAAGTGGTTCGTCGTGGTTTCTGACATGCATCACAGTTGGAGTTGGTAGAACATCCATCGATCTCAAATTGGGAGAATGTCGGTTCAAATCCGATGGTGTTCCTATATGTGCATCCACAGTTAATGGAGTAGGCAATAATGAATAACCTCGCTCTTTGGTGGGGTGCGCCGACATCACTAGCTCGAACAACACGCCATTTTGCATCATACCCATTTTGGGCAAGGTCTGCGAGAACTTCTTTGAAACCGAGGCTGAGATGCCCTCTGACATTTTCCAAGACAATGATTTTAGGTCGTAAGATGCTAATTCCTTTAAGTATGTCTGGCCAGATATGTCTTTCATCATTTTCTCCTTTTCGATAACCTGCATGACTAAAAGGCTGACAAGGATAGCCAGCTGTGAGAATGTCTATTGGTTCAACTGATGACCAATCAATTTTCTTAACATCACCTAAATTAGGTTTGTTAAATCTTTGTTCAATTAAAATAGATGCGTTTTTGTCATTCTCAGCACACCAAACCATTTCAGCATTGAAATAAGCCTCAACAGCCATATCCAATCCACCATAACCGGTGCATAGTGATCCAATTTTCATATTGACATCCACCCTTCATACTCAGCTTCGGGACGATCTATTAGCCATTGCTCACGCAATTGGTTTTGATGAGCCCAATCTACATCAGTAGAATCGCGCATGTATGACACTCCATTTCAGCAAACATCCAAGATCCACATTTAGTGCATCGTTTAACGGGTTCTTGAACATCGGTTTGTTCAGCTAGATTCTTTGTGCCGATGGCTTGGCATTTGAGGCATTGAAAGACCCTAAAACCTTCGTGAGTTGGAAACTCATCAAGCCAGATAAACTCTGAATTGGCTGAGCAGAAATTGCACCTGAACTTAACCAAGTTTTCCTGCCCATCCATCGCCCTTAAATATTGCCGGAACAGCTGTATAGACACGCCTTAAAGGCTTATCACATACTTGACAATGAGGAATTTTATGATCCATTGGTAAATCCAATACAATCAGCGTTCCCTCACCATCACACATGTAATCGTAATTAGGCATGATACGGAATCCTGTTGATTGTGTGGCAGGAATAGCATCGAAGCAGATCGCCCTCATGAAGTAATCTGTCATCGTTGCATGTATCGCAAGTAATTGTTGATGGCTCTACTTTAACTCCGTCATCTGTAAAAGTAGCAGTTAAGCCAGAGCCGTCAATGATTTGTAATTCACCCATTTATTCACCTCCTTCAAAATACCATTTTCCATTAGTGGTAAGTTTTGCCCACTTGGCTTCACATTGTTTGGCTTTGCAAACATAACCATAATAAGGCTTACCTCCTTTTGAGATTCCTTCTTTAAGAATATGACCATGCTCGCATGCTGGTGGCTCATTAGGTGTTGATGCACCAATCTCAGCTACAACATCACCAACTGACCAAGCAACTGGCTCAGGCTTCTTATCAGCTGCAAAACTATCTCTTAAGATTGTTTCGATCTGTGCTGATTTAGTGCCGGGTTTGCCATACATGTTTTGTCTTGATTCCAACTTATCTTTGAATGATGGGTTGGCTTCAACCTTTCGCATGTCATCCTTTGTGGCAGTCTTGTCAGATCCCTTTAGTAGAATGATCGCTCTACCCAATGCGCTTGTCGCAGTATCCTCAACATAAAACTTTTTCATATTGGGAATGTAAGTTTCTCTTGAGCCAAAAGCAATGTTGCTAACAGCTGGTGAAATATCAGTAGCATCACGCCATAGGGTCGCTTGCACCAAGATATAACCTTTTTCTCCATCATGGCTAATGACCGATATGTCTGATCTACCCATCGGATAATTGGCAATAAACCATTTGTTTAGTGTTGCCACATCCTCATAGTCCTCTAGATTAAATGCCATTATTGATCCCAACTTTCATCTTGGACTGCATCGAGGACAGTTTTATAGACAGCACCATAGGCGATGAAGTCTTTGATACTGTCTTGATGATCTGGTGTTTCTGTAAGCCTAGAAACCTTGACCAATGCCATACATAGTGCAGCTTGGTGTGGTGTGATAGGGAAATCGAGATAGGCAGACCATAAACCTGCAATTCGTTTGTGATTGTAGAATGGATGACCATAGACACTTCCGCGCTGTTGCAGCGTAGTAATGACTTCATCAAACAAAGCCTCAGTTGTGCTTTTCATAATCAAACACTTCATCAGATTTGCGCTTGTTTTCGATCATTCGGCGATGCATATCAAAGCCATCCTTACGCCCTCTCCAATAGGCGGTATCTTTGGCATTTCCAATTGATGAGAAATAAAACATTACTGCAAACATGGTTCCAAAGAATATCCATGCAGCTTCCAGGTTGTTCATGTCGCTCCCTTACATATCCACAACGGTTGTGAATACATAAAGTTTGACCTAAATCAAGTTATTTATCTACCTGATCTACGGCGTGTTCTATAACGATTAGATAACGCCAATCTCCTCAAGTTCATCGATGTGATCATCAATCGTACGATCCCTATAGTCGGTTTCAAGCCCCATACGACTTTCCAAGAGCTGTGAATGAGCCATCCTTATTAATCGGAATGAGCGTAGGAGTCATGTTTTTGCCGTTCCATTCGAGGATAGCAATACCCATCTGCCAATTGGCTAAGCCTTTCGTATAAGAGGCTTTTGCCTTATTCATAAGGTTTCCTACCTCAATGCCGTATAAAGGTCTGTAATGCCCTCCTAAGCCCTCTGAGAAGGCACTCATGCCTAGTTTATGGGTATGACCACAGACTACGCTCTTACCAGCCTTACGAGCCAAATTAAGGGCAGTTATGCCAGCATTGGGATTGGTGTTGCCTTCATCGCCATGAGCCAAGATCCATCCCTTTTCAAATTCATAGAATGTTTTATGGAAAGTAATCCCTAAATTATCAAAATCCATAAACTTGGCATATTGCAATTCTGGAAGGCTGATCAGCCCCGGCACTTTCAAAAGTGTGTTGTAAAGCCGATCTGTGTGATTTGATCTGACAATGTGTGCTTCCTTGGCATTTTCAGTTAATGCCCAAAGAATATCTTGAGTTGCCTTGCGGTCAGCGTCAAGAGTTTGCTGATAAGCCAAAGGTGTTTTCTCAGCCCATCGAGAAATGGTTTGAAAGTCAATCTCATCGCCAACGCATAAAACGCTATCAAACTTTTCACGCTTTGCCAGCTTGATGACATTCTTGACAGCTGCTTCATGGTGGAATGGAATTTGCAAATCACTTATTACTAAGTATCGCTTAATCGTCATCCTCATCGTCAGTTGGATCAATAGAAGGAATAATTCCTCCATCGCCTACGATCCAATTCGGAAATGTTTTTATTTCAGTCATAAGCCAAAAAGCGTGCTCAGGTGTAAATCCTGCTTTTCTAGCTGCTTTATAGCATTCATGTAAAGCCGTATAGTGCTGATCTAATTTAGATAACGGCTCAGGAGATTGGCGAACGACTCGACGATTAATCTTTTTCCGTTTATTGGTTTTTCGTGTGTTCGCCATAAATAAAATTATCGCTTACTGATTAAGACAAACAGGTCATCGACACGCTGTTCAAGTCTTGAGATTTGATCCTTCATTGATGAGCCTGAGTTTGGCTTAAGTTCTGATAAATAAGATTTAATAACCCAGCGCAGACCCAGCAACAAACTGGTTGCGATTGCGGATACGCCAACGCCAAAGGCGACTAATTCGTTTGCGGTCATTTCGCATTAAGTCCATAATCAACTTCGCTCCCTGATTTTGGATCTATTGCCTTTGCAATTGGTGCAACTAACGCACCGGCAAGAATGGCTAGTTCTGGTCTGATGTCGGCAACAATAGCCAAAAGAACAGTAATTCCTGATGCAGCCACAGCTCTTAGATATGACTTGATTGCAGCCTTATGTTTGTTTGTTAGTTTCATGCATTGCCTCCTAGTAGTGGGATGTTAAAGAAATCTGAATTGTTGTCTTGGTCTTTATTAAAGCTGATATGAATGTGATGATTGTGTTTATTGATGCCTTTGTATTTTCTCCAACGCCAGCCCAATAATGGTGAAGCAATTTTCTCTTGATGGATTACATAACTGATGCGCTTAGAGGTTTTCCCATATTGTCGAATTTGATCTGCCAAGTATGCTGAAAGCCTTTTGTCGTCAGAAAGCCGAGCGTCAATATCAATTGCTCGCACGCATCCTGTTCCATCTGGGTTGTGATCGGATTTTCGTGCGCTATGTCGAGAATCACCAATCCACCCATCAGATTTACGCAAACGCTCTGGGAAGCAATCATCTACTTGCTCTCTAAATTGAACAGCAGATTTTGATAACCAAGCCTTCATTAGCCAAGAAGCAGTTTTGCTTCATCCTCAGTAATGCCTAAACGATCAAGAAGTGCAATTTTTGCTTTAACTTCATTTTCACTAGCAAGAATTTTTGCTGCATCTTTTTTTACATCAATAGCAATTTGCTTTAACTCCTGCTGATTAAATTCTCTAATTTCGGTTTCGCCAGTTTCGCAGTTATAGATTGATTTCATTGCTTTTTCCATATTAATTCACCCCGTAAATTCTCATCGTGCCGCCGCCAAAGTTGGAAGCCGCAGATCCATTCAAACAATCAATTCGCGTAATTGCTGCCGTTGCCGAAGCAGAAACATCCCAAGTGCCAACCGCCATTCCAACTCCAACAGCACCGCCAGAACTTCTTGTACGACCTCGTCTTTCGTAAAAATGGCTAGAAGTTCCTGAAGCGTAGTTATAGATTAAAAGGGTGTGAAAATTGTAAGTGTTTGTACTTGCCATGTTGGTATTGGTTGGGTCATCTACTCTAGGTGTAGTGTCTGCTTGAAAAGAGTTATATGGAGAACTGTTTATGTTTTGTGAATACATTCCAGAATTGCCATAAACATCTGATGTGTCGTTGTTAAAAGTAAATCTTAAATCGGTTGCGTTATCTGTGTTGTAAGGATTTTCCACTTCAATATAAAGGTGTTTATAGGATTGTGAAATGCTCGAAACTGCAACGCTTGCCACTCCTGATAAACTTGATGTGGAAAGTAAAGTCAATGAACCACTTGCAGGAGTTGCCCATGATGGCACACCACCTGAAACTGATAAAACTTGACCAGTAGTTCCAATTCCAAGTCTTGTGTTTGTGTTAGCAGTTGATGAACGATATTCAATATCGCCAAGAGTTGTTGAAGGGTTTAATGCCTTTGTTGTGGTATCAACAGATGAACCAAGCGTGCGGATAGCAGCTGCGCCATCTTTGACCAGAGCTGTATCATCTGGTGTTGTCCAGCCGTAGTTAGTAGTGGTTGCCATTTTTCTCCTATTATCAGGCTACGATTGTAGCGTATTCCCATGTCAAAGTATTGCTTAAAGTGTTCCAAGCCTCGCCGATCGGAACTGTGTTCCAACGCATTGCCACCTGACTAAAGGCCACAGGCGAAAGATTGATAGTCAGGAATAATTCATTAAAACGAGTGCGCCAAGACCAACCTTCAACATAACCTTCAAATTCACCTAATGAAATCTGTGGTGGTAGGTTTTGGATGTTCAAGGGCTGACCCATGAATATAGTTAAAAGGTTATCTCTATCGCTATCATCCATTTCAGGATTGGTTATTGGAAAAGTTATAGATTGAAATGCTGGCAATGGGAAGGCTCGTTGGGCAATATATCGATCTGCGACTTCCTGAGCATCCACAGCTGAATGAATGACCGAATTAATGCTTTCGGCTTTGTAGCCATATAAAGCAATTGATGATGCACTTGAGGCGGTTTCCTGTGATCCAAAGTTATTGCCGTAGTTGATGAATATGTCATTGCGAATATCTGCTGATCTAGTAATTGTCGATAATCCTTGACCTAAAGCATGGTTAGCATCTAGATCAACATAACCATTGGCTGCTAAATAAGTCTGCCTGTGGTCGGCATCAGCATAGCCAATATCTCCATTAGATGATTCATACAAATAGCCAAATGCGCTGTCAGCAATAAAACTTGCAATGTTGTAAATAGTATCTGGCTCAGCCGCTCTATTTTCCATTGTGTAAAGACCAGGTTGATCTATCTCGCCTAATCCTTGATTTTCGGCATTTGCCCAAGTAGTCGTTGCATCATAAGTTGCCCAAGTTGTAGCTGCTGGAACATCATTCCAAGATCCAAGCAAAACACTTGAAAGCAAGTCGTAAATCTGGTTGCCGTCCTCATCCTGTGAGATTGTGCCATTGTAAATTTCTTTGGCAAGTTTGACTAAAGATCCCATTGCTAGAATGGTGTAATTAACCACAGTTGCTACTGATCCAGTTGCACCAACCTCAACAGTAATATCAGTTATATCTCCACCAAACAAATTGACATAAGATCCTGAACTGTTTTTGACCTGCAAACTCAAACTGTCATTAATGGCAAAAGGCAAGGTTTGACCTGATAAAGCAACTAAAGCAATCTGTAAATAAGATGGGTTAGGCTGAGAGTAAATATCGCTTCGACCTGATTGATGAGTTATGTCTGCAATTGCAATGTCTGTGTAATCAGTTCCTGCAACAGTAAGTTTCCAGTCTGGTGTCCAAACTGTCATTATCGAGCCCTAGTAATCCCGCTGTTGTAAAGCTGTGGAACTGATCTTGATGCACTCTCATTTAAAACTTTGGCAACAGCTCTAGCAGCACCTTCAGAATCAACTGATTGAACTGTAATGTTATTAACTGTTGATGTTCGGTTTTCTCTAGTGTTTGATGAAATTGATGGCAATGATGATAATTGAGCAGATGGTGCTGGATTAGGTATTGATCCGATATTTACACCCGGAACAATGTTGGCAACTCTAATCAACTCATTGGCAAGTGATACAACCAACCCAATTGCTTCTCGAACAAATGTAATAAATCCTGAGATAATTCCAGCAACTACTGAAATGCCTTTTCCAAAACTCTCAGCACTTCTCTGAGTTTCATTCAATGATGCGCTTAATCCTTTATCACCTGTTAATCCTGCGATGAAAGCATTAAGGGTTGGGATGCCAGTTTCATTTAAGAATCCAATAAATCGCTCAACCTGTGGCAATAAAGCAACGCCTAGGCTTTCCTTAGCCTCATCAAATCCAACTTTCAATCGATCAATCTTGCCTTGGAATGTTTCGGCGTTTGCAGCTGCTGCGCCACCATAAAGATCAGATAACTTTGCTTGAACTTCGGTAAATGAAAGAGTAGATAATTCAGCCTTTGATAAACCAAGACCTAATCTGCCTAGAGCTGTGGTGTTGCCATCCTGAGCCCTGCCTAATGCGTTTGCTACTTGCTCAAGTTCTAATCCTCGACCTTTTGAAATATCTAAAGCAAGGTTTAATAAATTTTGGGCTTCAACTGTATCTTTAGTTGAAACGGCAAGTCTTTGAAAGGCTGGGCGAAGTTGATCATCAGCAACTCCTGTGGCTAAGGAAGTCTGAAGGATCATGTCCTCAGTAGCCTTTATTTGAGCATCAGTTGCCCCTGTAGCCTCTCTAAGGGCATTGGCTAACCTTAACTGTGCTTGCTCATCCTCTATCGCAGCCTTGACCCCGTCAATGGCTAATTTAGTGCCATAGGCAACGGCAGCAGCAGCAGCCACCGCAAATGCAGCAGCAGCCTTCTTTCCAAACTCTGAAATTTTGCTTGAGTTATTCTCGACCGCTTTATCAGCTTCGCCAAGTTTCTTTTTTAAATCATCAACATCAGCAAGGATCGATAACTTAAGAGTTCTATTACCGGTTGCCATTAGACCCATTCCTTAATAATTCGATCAAAACTTTGTTCCCACTTATTAATCAATTCAGGCTGAATTCTGCGAAGGGTTGGATATATGAACCATCCACGAGATCCACGACCTTGCCGTCCAGAATAACTAGGGAACTGTTTGAACTTATTTGAACCAAACTCAATGCCACCCCATAGGGTTTGCGTAGTAGCACCACCTGAAAACTTTTGTCGTGCAAAGCCGTAGCTGAACTCACCGATCTTGCTCGATTTAGAGATGCTAACGCCATCTGCGATTCTTTCCGCAACTTTGCCAGCCTTTGTTCTAGTTCGAGCTGCTTGCTTAATTTCCTCTGATGCAAAATACGCCAGAGCAGCAGATTGCGCTCTTGCTTCCTCAGTAGCCTGATCATCCATAAGTTTAAAAGCCTTGTAAATATCACGAAGGTCGGCTTTGTTGTAAGCAATAGTTTCACTTGCCATACTTTGCCTCCAATACTTCGATCGCTGTTAATATGTCATTCGCATCAACCCATTCTTTCATTGGTATCTTGGTGGCAATTGCCAACTCAACCAATAATCGATTTAGGCTTCCTGCTGGGTGGCTTTTGGGTTTGCATCACCGACTATTACATCGCTGACTGTTTCCATCCAAGCCTCAAATGGTTTTACTGGAGTTCCTGCATTTTCTCGCTTATGAGCGTTATATGCCAAGAACATAAGATCCCACATGCCAAGTTTATCTTTCGCTTGGCTTATGGTATGACCAGTTGTTTTTTCCCACTTTGCCCACTCAGGCGGTTGGGCTACATAAGTGGCTTGCTCGCCTGAGTTATATTCAATTGTAATTGGTAGTTTCATTTTGCTCCCGTTTCTATTTTTTAACTAAATGATTCTACAACTGCACCCTTGGATACTGTAAAAGTAAATGACACAGTTTGTGCATCTACTCCCGATCCGCCGGCTGTTGGATACTCTGGCTTTACTGGGAACACAAATTGCGCTCCTGATGCAGCTGTCAAAGTCATGCTGATATCTGTGTCTGGTGCAGTTTCAGCAGCAGCCCATAGAGCCTCGCATACTGAACCTGTCTTGCCCCAATCAGCCAACATGTCTAACTGGAATGTTCCAGAAACATTAACTGTCTTGTAAGCCTCGCCGTCTAGTGTCTGATAGACCTGACGATCATTAACTTTTGTTAGAACTGCGTTTGTCGCTTGTGCTTGAATATCTGTTCCACCTGTGAAAGATAAACCAACATCACGACCGGTAATTACGACTGTTGCCATGATTTCTCCTTAGACTGTTTGTGTGTAGTAGGTAGATACTCGAACATCTGCGATGAGCAGCGTTGATGCACCAACTTGTGAAACTGTCGGTCTTTCAACCGAGCTGACAATATATCCAACTGGAATGACTGCCAGAACACTTATGATCAATTGCTCGATATTGTCGAGCGATGCTGGGTTGCTGTTGTAAGCAACGGCGACTGATATTGTAAAATTGATTTTGGCTCTGATGTTGCTTTTGCTTATTGTTTCAAATTCTAAATATGGAGAATCAGGCACAACAACCACAGCTGGAGGAATAACTGTTTCAGGCACATAACCATAAACATTTCCCGCAACACTAGATAAAGCAGTTGCTAAAGGTGTTCTGATCTGCTCAAGGATTGTCTGATTTGGCATTTATTGAGCCATGCTGTCTGTGTCAATATATGAGCCAAGCAAACCAACGCATTTATTAAATAATGATCGACCCATTCTAAAAGGTGTAGCTGTGAAATCTACTCCTTCGATTTGTCCTCCACCGGCAAGTCTTGCTTGGAAAACTTCGACTGAAACTGTATAGACGGCTGATTGAACAGCTGCATTTCCAACATAAGTTGATCCGCCAGATAAGGTAGCAACTCCGGATGGGATGACATTAGTTTCGAGTAAATCGGCATTAGTGATTGATTGTGAAAAGGTATATTGTTCAAGATTATCTGCCAACACAACTTTTGTTCCGTTGTAAGGTGATCCGCATCCTGTGATGACAACTGATTGTCCTTCGGTAAATTCATGAATTCCTAGTGTAGTGAAAGTGGCGACATTATCAGTCAGCGACACTTTTTGAATTGGGCTTTTAAAAGAAACTAGCATTGGCAGAATAACTGTTTCTGCGGTGTCAATAATTTGATTTAGATAACTGTCAGAATATAAAGATGATGACACACCAAGCACAGATCTCAACTCTGAAGCTGTAATTATGGTTGGCATGTCATCTCCTTTTGTTCTCCCATTATTAGCTGCCTAGGATCGGGAGCAACCCTAGGCATTAAGGGCTTAATTAGTTCTTGTTGAACCAAACTGCGCCACCAGCAATTTTAACTGCTAATGCGCCATAGCCATAGTAAGCA